GTAACGTAAAATTAAAGTTATATTTAAAAAACTTAGACAATAAGGGGGGGGATATTCATCCTTATTGACATCTCTTCTAAATTTTGTATACCATCCGCAAATCGCACTACACAGCAGACAGTAAGAGTTCGAGAGCTGAAACAGCTAGCCCAACAATTTCTCGTCGCTAAAGGCCCTTCACTAGTAGGACTTCCTCTTCGCCTAAAGGGGATCTCTTCAGACCTAGATCTCGCTCTTACATACTTATCATGCCGCAAGATGGGTGGATATTATCCGAAATTATTTCTATCGAGTTCAGCCCACGTAGGATACTCGATCTCAAGACCTTCCTTAAGGGCAGCCTCATGCAGTTTGCGCGTGTGTTGTTTATAATATTTTGGTCCTCGCCCAAAAGCGAGTACACATGACGCGCGAACCACTTCTTGGGTCGCAGCCCTGATGTCAGTTTGTTTATGACACCAGTTCACGCACTCTGTTATTGACTGTTCTTCAATAGGAGCAAGATAGACTCCAGGGCGTGAAGGATGAGGCTTAAAACCTCGCTTAAGGAAGGTGGAAAACTCCAATGATCGGAACGGTGTTATTTCCGAACCTTTTTCGACATCCGTCAACAATATCCCATGAGGACGGAGTATAGCAGATATTGTGCTACAATTAAACCATTGAATAAAATCATCATGTACGGACATAATGAAATCATCACCATAGGTAACTAATCGACATTTCGCATTGAAGTCTGCCAAAGTATAGGGATAGCCGTGTGAATGAACCAATTTTAAAAATGCTAATTTAATATAATATTTATTCACTTCAGAGTTAAGCTCTGCAGTGATAGGACTACCAGAAGCTATTCCATTAAGAGTTTGATAAACTACATTGCCACAAAGATGAAAAGGATTTGCAATCTCATGTTCAAGAATAAATTGTAAACTATCCATGTGATCAGCATCAGCACCATTCATATCATGCCAATATAGAATATCTTCAATTGATTGCACCACTATTTGAGAAGAAAGTGTAGGTCCAAAATTTGAATAATCGCCGGTTACGATATTATTTCCAACTTCAAGCAAATAATTCGCAAGTTTTGTCCATTCCGCTGAATCCACATTAATACCAATTCCATGCTGAGCAACAACGGACGCACTCCGATATCCAGACAAAAACAATCCCATATATCGGCGTAAATCTATCGTTACCTGCACTGGAGCTATCGAAAAAATTCGAGTCTTTCCAGGAATTGCACATTTCGCGGGTGTTAAGCGATAATCTTTCAAACAATCAATGTAGATAGGAGGCATAACAAACTTTCCTTGCCTACACTTCTCTCTCATAGTAAGCATCTTTTCCAACTGCGGAGCCAGGCCAAGTAATTTATATCCTTCATGGGTTTCTTCCAAATCAAACAAATATTTTTTATTATTTGCTGATTGGGGCCTCGAACTAGAGAAGGGAAAACCTTCAGAAGATTTCCAGTTCAAAGCTTCGCAGTGGGGAATGCCAGTCGTTCCGCAGATAGCTTCTTCTAACTCTAATCTGCGAATTGTTGCCAGTGGATTGCGAACTTTATTCAATAAAACAATTCGGTTATCATGGGACACAGCATCAATCAAATCCTGGGAGAAAGGTATAGAATATCCTACTCCATGTTTCTGGCATCCATCCCTCAATGGATGCGAGCCCGGTGGCTGCCTCGGATCATTAGGCATCAACGGATTTGGTTGAGTCATGACAGGATAAACCTTATTATGGAGGGCCGATGGTACTATTTTTGTTTTTCCGGATTCAACATGAGCATGTTCCTTAGAAACAGTACCAAAAACTAAGAAATTTGCATCAAGTTCTACATTTGCATCGTCAATTGAGCCAAGCACGGGTAAAGCATATTGATATCGAGGTTTAGTATTCTTTGTCTCAAACATCTCCCGACAAAGCGGTTCTGCATATCCTGAGCCTCCAGCTCCAGCGACATGCATACCAATAATACCGGGATTTCCTTTACAAACTCCGTCAGCAACAAGTAAAGTTCCACACATGCCACGACCGTGGATACCATACTCATACGAAATATCAATAAAAAGAGGGGCAACTCCTTCATCTCCAGCAATCCTTAGATGTTGGCTCGCACGAAGCGGAATATGTAGATTGCGCCGCATTCGTCCCTCCTGATTTATTGTAAACATATGAGCTTCATTTGCAACATACGAATGATCATCCTTCCTGACAATAGAAGAGGTAATATCCTTAAACATTGGAACAAATTTAGGTAAAGTCACTATTCCATAGTTACACTTATTTTCCTCACCATTTGCCAGGAAGATTTTCACATTCTTAAGACTTTCAGGTGCTAAGAAAGCCGTTGCATCACGCCCATTAACATAATAAGACAACATATATGTAGGATTCTTTCCTTTACTTTGCTGTTCCATATCCTCTAAATAGTGCCGAAGAACAAGTAATTGACGTTCTCGCAAGCCAAGGCACCGTCCGACTATTTCACGGACACCAGATGACCCGGCTCGATCATCATGGAATCGACACACAATGAAACAAAGATTATTTCGAATCCGATGCTCAAAAGCATCCAAGGCATCAATATGCATCGATCCCTGGCGATTAGCAGGCACCTTAGCTTGCATTGCTGCCCGAGGCTTATCTATTTTAAAATATTGATTAGATTCGGGCTTTGACTGTTTATCATTAACGATATCTACAACAGCTTCGAGATATTGCTCCATCATAGTTCGTTTTCCAAGTTCATTAGCCATTTGATATTGCGGTAAAGCATATAATTCATCTAAAGTACTGGCTTTCAAGGGCGGTAAAGGATCAACGGGAACAAAAGTGTCCTTTGATGGAAATTGAGTTGCAACAAAACAACCTACTAAAGCATCCCGAGTAACATTAATGCATTCTTTTGCTTTTTCAGTCGTTTTATGTACAACAGGAACCACTGTTTCCTGAACTGGTCTAGAAGAATATATATTATATAAACCATACAACCCAAGAAGAACCATAACTATCTTACCAAAATGTTCATAGAGAAAAGTCAAAACCATAGAAACATAAGGAAAAGCAACGAAACGCCACCAATCAGATACATAATCCCAAAGCTTAACAATCCATAGCCGTGTATCCTCCTCCAATGCGCGGTGCTCATCAAAACTAAACGGATTAGTAACACAATGTCCATTAGTACCATGATCATGATTCCAAATAATACGCATTGAATTTCTAAAAATAGGATTATTCGTAAGAGTCTCAGAGCAAGAACAATATCCGTCCATTCTGGCAGGAAGACCAAGGCCATTTCGATATATAATCGTATTATTACGAGCAGAAAATTCAAGCTTAGAAGTATTATGAAGATGAGAAACCCAAAAACGACAGTGTTGACAAAACGCTGCAGGATTATTATCAACAACTTGATTTAAAAAAAAAAGCAAACCATAAAGCTCATTTACAGCATCTGGATCAGCACCACTAGTGGTATCCATCTGAGAGGTCAATTTATGAACAGCCTCAGCAGTTTTGAGCTGGTATAATTGGGCAAGAGTATGAGGAGCCATAATCTGTTTCAATATTTCACCAACCTTATTAAAAACTGCTTCAATTGTATCTTTCTTGAGAAGCTCACCAATCATAGCCTTATACTGATATTGTCGGAAGAGCCAATAACAATAAGAACGAATAGACTCAATGCCGCCAACATCTTCCCAGTGAGGAATATACTTAACACGGAAATGATCACCTTGATTAGGGAAAAGAGAATCGTCAAAACCACATTGTCGCCAAAAATTAGTCAAAGCATCAGGAAGCATAGAATTATAATGATGATGAACAGAAAACTTCAATTTAAGAGAACCATCTTTTATCATTTTAGAAAATTCTGGATCAATAGTAAAAGCAGCAATTTCCTCATCAGAATACATCATTCCACCAGAAACAAGTTTAAGTAAAGCTCCACGTGGCATTCCAGTTACTGTTCCGATCTTTTCAGCGCAAGCAGTCGAATCAATTCCATAAAATCCAGCAGAAGTAGACGGAATTTCTTCTGCATCACCTTCCGGAACGACAACATCAGTAGGAGTCCAAAGATATTTAAAACGCTGCATTATACTACTAAGATAAAAATCTTCCTCTTCAGTAATAGTAGGAGGCGCAGCATAAAGAACTTCTCGCGCCATATTGCGCTCTCGGATATATTGTTCATGAAGGGTTTCAAAAGAAAGAGTTGTACCATGAATGTAATTCAGCTCATCACGTTGATCATATTCAGGGTCTAAAGAATAAGCTGAAGCCATTCGCTGCTTAAAATTAACACGCTCCTGAGCTACATGTTCAGTAAACTTATTCTTAGCAATAGAAATGAATTGTTGATATGTATATGGGCCAGCATAAGTAGTATCAGTTCGTTTAGGATCACGAGCAATCAAAAATTGGAGATGGCCAAAGTTAGCTTTCTCGGCAGCAGTAAGCTCAGAAGCATCAAGAATGTTAGGATGTGCTGCCTTAATTTCTGGCGTATATTCAGCCTTGACTAGCAACTTGCGACGACGATATATGGCTTCAGGATGCCGTGCCTCTTGAATAGAAGGAAAAACTAAATTAGAATTCATATAATATATCAAAGGATTCAAACGTTTATTCTTTTCTTGAAGGGCGGCCATCGGAGGATTAAGAATAGATGATGAACATATAGCAAGATGCGTAGCAATTTCCTCTTCAGTAAATTGACCACCAACAGCATAAGCTTCATCTCGGGCAATTACAGGAGGATTCTTAATTCCATTCCAATACTTCTGCCCAAGAGCAAGCCAATAAATCATACATTCGGATGTTCTATACTCAATAGCCTGAAGAAGCTCTTGACAAACCTGCTGGGTCATATAAGTCTTACCGATACCAGCATCACCACATACCCAAATCGGAAATGTCTCAAAGCGTATATCGGGATGGTTTCCAAGCTCAATCAAGTCATCTCGCAATTTACATACCTTGGTATAAAGATCATAAATAACCTTCCCACCAGGAACATTCTTGTCAAGATTTTCATTAATCAGCTTGGCTCCGTAAATACACGCATCAAACACACGATTAGCTTGCCGAGAAGAATGCATAATCACATTCTGATTACGTGGATCAAGAAGTGTCATGACCTCATCACACCACGTCTTCATATGCGGATATTCACGCTCTATAATAATCTTAGCTTTAAGTTCTTCCGAAGTTTCACCTAAACAATACTTATAAAGGTATATTACGGTATCCACAATATTTCTAAAGAACACAACTGAAGAATTACACACATTCAAACATTCACGCACACCTTTCATCACATTAGGAAATCCTTTTGGCTGTGCAACTGATATACCAATTGTGCCTGCAATGGCGCTAAAAACTAAACCAAGGAATCCATGAAGTGCCTTATCAGGCATCTCATCAAAAAATCCTTCAGGAATGGGTTCGCTCCGGCCTTCCTGGAGATCGCTCGGCACGGAGAAATACTTATTCCACACGTTTGATAAAAATTTAGTTAAAGATTCTTGCATAGCCAAAATTATTTCCATACTTATAACTATAAAATTTGAAAGGAGTGAAGTTATCGCTACAGCAATAGCAGCAGGAGTAGGATTTAATGCTACTTGTGAGAACTGCCCTAATGCGCTAATTATTGCTTGTTGAGGAAGAGTCTTACCAATAGTCTCACCAATATCATGAGCAGCTTCAAGGACATTCTTCTCAATATCGCGCAAAACTGGTGTTACATTTGCACGAACCTCGTCCTTAACTACTTTAGTTATTGGCTTAGATAAACCAGCCACTCCTTTCATAGCCACATTCCCAGCCAAGTTTCCCAAAACTGAGGAAGTAGCAGATGTAATAAAATTACCTACGGCCATCATCTCACGCTCGACAGGCGAATGTGGAATGGCCAACAATTCAAAATCCTCCATCATCTCAGGTGTTACAAACTCTCTCTGAGGCACAGGTGGCTTATATACCTCATCACAATATACCATAGCTGGAAATCCACAGAACACGTTAAATGAACAATCATCAGAAATAGTATAATATACAGCAACATCTATAGGGGAATCTACTGGCTGATCACCTTCCAAACCAATAACAACGTCTCCCAGAGAGGTATACTCGAGAGAATCAAAATCCACGCCTGGCTCACCCAACAAGCAATAAAGTCCCGGCTTATAAAATGGCACTTCAACTTCTATCGTGCGGTTAACAGACAAATTCTGCACATGGAACCCATATGTATGATTACGGTAAGCATCTTTAGTATGTATATTAGTTCCTACTATTGGTTTAGCACCAAGCAACTGGCGGTCAGGGTGGTGTTGAACCCAAACAGAATCATTTAAGCCAGTTACTACAATACGAAAACGCACGCCCCCACGGTAAAATCTAAAACCAGAAGATATTACAGGGATATGACCGTCACGCATATTGTTCCAAACAGGATTCTCAATAGAAGGATCAAGGGCAAGACCTTGTGGCAAAACTGGTATTTGAAGAAAAGCTGCATTGCGATTATTAGCTCGAATTTGACCAGGAGCAATAGTGCCTTCCCAATAGAGTTGATAACGACGACTAAGATCTTTTAAGTCGGTAAAAGCCTCACCGAAAGTAACTATACCATCCCTAGTAGATGGCAATAAGGAAGTTGGCAACATCACATTTGGCGTTTCTTCTCGAGAAATAGTCCCCTGATTATCCATCTCGCGCTCGACTTCCAAGTGCCTGGGCCTAGGAGGACGGGGTGCTGGTGCAGGTGTAGGACTAGGCTTAGGAGGTAAGTCTATTGATCTAGGTTCCCACTGAATATTTCCTGGATCGAGATAGTCACTATCCACAACCCAATCCGGTAAAAAATTCTGAACATCCTCCAATTTGCCACCATAAGCCATGTGTATAGCAACAACTTGCGCGGCCTTCTCTCCTGGGTTATCAGAAGTATTTGAAATAGGAAAAGGTATCATATAATAATACCCATCTAACGCGTAAATAACGCCATAACCTAAATTATAGTTATTACGCTCCATTTTCTTAACGACGATATTATACATAGTTCCGCCAACAATTGAAGTTTGATATTCTTTAAATGGTCTAACCTGGACGGGAGAATAATATTTAGTGGTGCCAGGTGCGGCTGGTGTAGGAGTGGTTAACTGAGCAACACGATCCGAAACTGGACTATAACGTAATATAGTCTTCTGCCCACCAAGCAAACTGCGCCACTCACCGACATAAACAGGATAATAACTAGCCTTAAACTGAACACGATCGGCTTGCGGCACAGTATTAACCCGATTAGTACTCAATCCAACAGAAGGTTGGGCAGGGACAGCAACCTCAAAATCCGGACCAGCACATACAAAAGGTAAAATAGTTACTTTAGGAGAAACGCTTTCCATAGGGATCAAGGGATTAAGTATAAACATAACTATACTACTAGGAGCTACAAAATCGGCTGCACGTTGTGAACCACCATACTTACGCTGCCACCACATAGTTTCTGCAATATAAGGAACAGTAAATGTAAAAGACGTAGCACCTTCATTGAGTGAAAACACTACATATGCACTACCTTTAGCTTGCTCTAACGTTAAATCCTTATAATCAGTAACGCCGGGGACATATGCCACAAGGATTCTCCCCGTATGTTTTGAAGTCGCAACTATATCAAATTTAAAATTAAGACTACCACGCCAATACGCAAAAAGGCTAGAAACTACTCCACAAGGAGGAAGTGTATATGTATCAAGAAGTCCAGTATTAGCACTAGTATATACTCGATCCTTGTCACATTGTGGATGGACGGACATACCCCATAACTGTTTCCCTGTATCATTATCATTACCGTCATTATTAACCCACTCTATGGGTTTCAACAATCCATAAACTCCAACAATACCCTTAATTCCAGTTTCAGAATACCCTATGTCGGAGGATCGCCCAACACCGATACGACCACCATTCAACCGAAGAGTATAAATGGGCTCATAAGTGTTGGTACCGTGCGACCAAGACTGTGCATTCATCGGGACCAAGAATGGAGGGGGTCGAGTAGCAGGAGGATTGTCACAATTAATATCGCCTAACACTTTATCTATAACACCTAAGGTGTTGCTAACAATCCTACCCACTCTATCAATTTCGGGCTGAGCTACGGTTCCGTTAACCATTCCAGTAAATGAAGATTTAACAAATCGAATATATATAGATCCGTGGCAACGTTTAGGACCGTCTTTACCTACATCCAATTTAACAAGTGGTATAATAGTTAAAGTACCCATATTCAAAGAAGTACCACGAGCAGGGGTATTCTGAAAAATATTTTTACTACGCATGTATGGTCGAACATAACGATAAGGAATATAAAGCGTAGCTTCATTACTCGCTCCAGCAGAGACCTTAATATGGGGTCGTTGTATCATGAGAGCGGGATTAGCATTCCGAGATATGGCTAAATTAGTAGGATTAAAAGAATCCTCGGCATAAAGCCACGAAGCTAAAAGCATACCATTTTGGAACTGATTGCTATTTACTTGGATCTTAACTTCCATATCACCTCGCCAATACGCATGAACATTGAACGGAATAAAGTTAGGAGTATTACAATAAGTACGATTACTAGAATTAAGAAAAGCAGCAGGTAAAACGTCTCGCACAAGAACAGTACCAACATCTTGTTCGTTATTCCAAGCAAACGACTTATAAAAAAGAAAACGGTCAGTCAAATCCTGATAACGAGGATCGACCTCAGTAGTAGAAAGAGAATTCCAACTAGGAGCAACATCCGCTGAGGCTTGATCATAACTCTCTTCTTGAGTTTCACCTAATACAACATTAGATGTATCAACATTACGCTCACCAGCAGTAATTCCTTCATGATCCATCTCTCTATTTACATCAATCCACTTAGAAGGTCCAATTTCAGGCACGGCCATACTAGCCATTTCAATCAAAGGAACTTCATGAAAAGGCCCTTTACGAATCTTTACAGAACGATATTGCTTAAGAAGATCTAAAACATTCCTACGACAACGACATGCGTTCAACTCACCAATCTTCTTTCTAAGAAGGACTAATAATCGATGGTCACGATATCTATAAAATTCAATTCCTTCCCATGCACACATTTCACAAAGTTCCTTCCACAAGTAAGCTTCAGCAGTACGGTCATCATCAGACACATCAAATGTGTAATATGCATATTTATCAGTAACAGGACAAGCTTCTGATCCTTCAGGTTTAACAGGGTATTGCGTGACCCACAATGGAAGTTGTTTTAAAGTAACGTCAGATGTCGAAATAGGAGTGTCAGAATCATTCTTAAAAGCAATAGGCTGATTTTCAATATTAACAGACAAAGGTGCAGAGGGTGGAATAGCAATATTAATGGGTTGTTCCAAAGAAACAGAAGCAGGAATTCTGACTACTGTAGTAGGCTTTTTAAACTGTGTCAAAATAAGTGTAACATAGCCAGCTGTAACAGCTGTAGTGATCCCATAAGTAAAAGCAGGAATATTAGGAAGTGGAATTTCAGCAACACATAATAAATTTTTACGGACTAAAACAGCATCAAACTGTAGGCCACGCGTGGCGCCATCACTGGCATGAATATTTAAACAAGCTTGTCCAACTTTACCCATCGCAAGCGTATCAGAACCAAAAGTAGTGACACGTAGGTGAGTACAACCTGTAATTACCGGAATATGTATAGGGACAGAACCTGGTGCAAAATTTATTGAAGTAGAAGTCTTCGCATTCAGATCAACGGGATAATCATCACAAACATCAGCAGGAGTCGTCGTATCTTTATCAATCATTTTCATTTGAGTAGAGGAAAACATCATATTTTGGGTTGGCTATTAACTCTGAATACGAAGGGACAAACATATAATAACCGATCAATGCGACCTGGAATCTTATATGTTCGTATCAGCGCAAACATTGCATTCGCCTACTTTTAAAGTCCTAAGATAGAGAGTGCACGCACGTATGTCTCATTTAAAACAAATGAGCGTACTCTAAATATTGGTATTACGAACCTTTCAAACGAATCGAGGCTTTAATCCAAAAAGTGTCGATCAAACAAATGGGAGCTCTTGTATCTTACGTAAGGAATCTCCAAGAGTAAATATCCTTACGGGCATAATCACCACAAATAAATGATGGCTCAAATCTAAAGTGGAACTTAAATAATCATAGACATGACATAATTATTTAAGGATACTTCATCAAATCATCACCGACTTTTGGGTTTTGTTAAAATAAAATCCTTAAAATCTATATCTCCTCATTGGTACTAGAATTATACACTATCGCCAGGTAAAATTGGCTACACATGAAACTAGATCGCAGAAGAAATCTACACAACAACTATATACAAACTTCCATCGAGACATGTCCTGAATGTATATAGATTTATGTGTGGTCAAAACTTGGGCGGGGGGCGTAAAGGCCCCCC